GTTGGAAAGCGGAACTTATGTGAGTAGGCCTGCTGAAACAATGTTTTAATAAAATCAAATGAATACTGGTTTAATACTTCTAGCTCATAGTATCCATTCTCAACAAGATAGTCTAGCTTTTCTTCTAGGCTATGAAAGAACACTGTATTTTGATTTACATGGTCCAAGAAATATGTTTTTGCAGCAGCCCTGTCTTTGTCAAATTGAATCTTTCCATCTTCATCATATAGATTAAGCATAGCGTTTAGCTCATGATAGCTGTATTTAGTTTCCATACAGTAGCTCCAACCTCTCTTTTATTTTTTCAATATCATGGTCTGTACCAAATATTTCTACCCTGCCAATAATTGGTACTTTAGTTTTAGATGAAATCATATCTGCTGCTTTGCAAAAATGCTCACCAAAATTTGTATTGCCAAAACCTACAATTCCACAAAGATTATCTCTATTAGAATGTAAGTTTAAAAAATTCCTAACTTGTTTGGGTATTGCAGAGCTTTCGGATCCTCCGCCATATGTCGGAACAAACAACACATAAGGCTGAGTAACCTCTAGGGGGTTTTCATAATTCCAATCAAGTGGTATTCTTGTAGCTGGCATTTTTATTTTTTCTACAAATTTTTCAGTATTACCAGAATAATTTGAGAAATAAACAATATGGATGGACATCTATTTTAATACCTTATTTTTAACCTAGATTAAATCAAATCTAGCCAAATATTCGTCGACGTCTTTTGGTGTAGGCCTATATTTTATCACATTTTGGCTATTTTTGTCAAGCTCAGATTTTGACCTATCTCTAAATGTATGAATTTCAATTTCGGGGCTAAGATTTCTTGGACTGTGAGATATTGCTCCAAAAATAGCACCACATACAGCATCTGCTAGATCTTTAGACTTTTTGCGTGGATGATCTACTTTATTATTATTCATAATCTTAAGCTCAGACAGCTCTTCAAAAAGTATGTCAATCATTGGCATGGCTAAGCGTTCTTCATAAATTAGCATTGCCATATCTTCATAATGTTTTTTAGACACAGAAACAGTTTCAGTTCTAATTCCAATAGAGTTTAATTCATTTTGAATATCAAATGATTGCCAGCGATCAAAGGATACCATTCCAATATTTAATCCCACCCTCCGTAAATTTTGTATCCATTGCTTCACTTCTGACAAATCTACTGGACCCTCTATCTTTGGTTCCCACCACACAACTGCATCTACCACAACTACTGGTGCAATTTGTTCATAGTCTTTAATGACTTGTATGTTTACCCATTTTTCTACGTGAGCAATGGCAACAGCACATTTGTCGTGTTTTTGTGCAAGGTCAGCATGTACAAAATATGTTTTTTCTAAATCTGGTGTAAAGCTTGATTCAAATCTTTTAAAACTGTCTATTGGATTACGAATTGTCATTGCAGCACGAATTTTTTCAGTTTGTTTAAAAAATCTATCTGATGAGAATGTGGGAATACACGCAAATCTCTGCATGGCATCACCCATGTCGGTAAAAAATGCCAATTTAAAATCATCTATTTTTCTAGTTGGATTTACTTCCCAAGTGGGACGCTTTAATGCAAAAACATTTGGATACTTATAACTAATGATGTTATCCTCGTCCCACTCAATTGTTAATGAGTTTCCATCTGAATCTGGTGGTAAGTCTGGGTTAAGTATAAATGTATGAGACTTTGTAATTGATTCTTTTTCTGCAATAACTGCGTCATATCTTGCAGAAATAAAGTCACCTGGATATCTTGGAAATGAAAGTAGGGCCACTTTTCCAAGGTCTGGAAAACGAGAATCTACAGATGCACGGAATGCTTTATAGATATTATCCGCTGTTTTACCCTGATCATTTCCTGTTCCAATTTCCGTAGCAAAACCAGAGATTTCGTCAAGGACTGCAAGAATAAGGTTGAGACCTTCGTGAGATTCTCTTTCGGAATGACCCGAATAAACTGTAATAGATTTATCAAATTCAATACTCTCCGCCTTTGCATAATACTTTCCTGCAAACCAAGGAGATTTTTCAATCTTTGTTTTAAAGCCTTTAAAGAAGACATTCTTTGCCTGCTGGGCGTTAATAGCCACATTAATAATGTCAATTGCATCACTGCTAGGTTTTCCAAAATATTTAGCAGGATCTTTAAGACATAAAAGCTTGTATACGATGTAAGCACATGCCACTGTAGATGTAAAATCTTTACCAGAGCCTTTCCCAAGTTGTAGTATTACTTCGTTTTTAGTATATTTATTATAATGCCTTGTTCCTTTAGCACTACCCATTATACTAATTAAATCTTCTAGTCTATAAATTTGACTAAGGGCTTCTGCAATATCATATTGTATTTGAGATAATGGCGGTTGCCCAAGATAGTGCTCTTCTTCAACAAAAGTTTTTACATCTACGGGAGTTTCGGCAAAAACATCCGCCCTGAGAGCGTCTAAAAAATCATCAAACATCCGTATGAACCACCGTGATCACTTCTTGCTCCTTAGAAACTGCAGAAAGCCTTTTCATAATTTCATCACGGACCTCTGGATAATTTGATGCAACGTCTCTCAAAATACCGACCAACACCCCCTGCTTTCTTTCAATTTCCACCATCTCTTCAGCAAGCTCTTTGTTTTCTAACAAGCCTGCCTTTTGTAACATATCAATTCTTTTTGACTCAATATCAAGAACTAGTTTAATTGCTGATGTCTTTGCATTGAGATTAGCAGCAGTAGTTGCATCATCAATAACCTCATATGCTTTTTGAATAAGCTTATTATAGTGTGCGTCTGCACCAACTAATGCCTCTTTGGCACGTGCACGAATGGCAGCATTATCTGCAGCCATGTCTCGCCACTCATTAATATATGCAACAACTTTTTGTCTTGGCATATTAAGTTCTTTAGAAATTTGAGTTGGCTCATTACCAGCCAAATATTTTTCTACTACTCTGTTTACCTGATCAAGGTGCTCTATTGTAAGATCTTCAAATGACAACCTTACGCCTCCTACCACGTTTACTTGGAATACGCTTAATTTTTTCTTTTTTAAAAGATCTAAATACAGATGCTACGCCATTAATAATTTCAAGACAGTCAATCCATTTTGAGCCAGTTAGCGTATTTGTAGTTAATCCGATAAATTTGAACTTGCTTCCATGTTGACCAGCAACCTTAATTGTGTCCCCATGGTTAATATTAAATCCATCTATTGTTATGTTTGGTATAGTTTCAAAATTAGATAGTTTTGCTTCAGCAATTTTTTTTCTAGGCATTATCTTTTTGATTTCCTTAATCCAAATTTAGCAAGGTATACGTAAATTGTTTCTAAGCTTACTCCGCATTCTTTTGCAATTTCTTCTGGTGTTTTTTTATCTATGTGATATCTTTTTTTAAGCCATATTTGATTTGTATATAGTTTACCAGAACCAGGCATATTTGTCAATCCTCCAATTTTTTCCAATTATTAAGTGCATAGTGACCAATACCAATAGCATCTGCAATATCATTGTCGTCTATTTTTAAATCATAATTAATATTAACAAAATTAACTGTTTTTTGTTTTCTAAGATCTCTTTCAAATTGCCTATACCAAGATTCCGATTTTCCCAAGTTATTTTTTCTTATAAGTAGCCTTGCATCTTTAGTTATTTTACCATTGCCAATGTAGCTTTGCCAGGCTATTGGATTTGTTCCTTTAAATATTTTAATACCCGCCAAAGAGGCTCCTGCTAAAATTGCACCCTGTACCATAGAAAGTTCCGACATTGTTTTGGGACTGTTTATCAATACTGTCCGTTCAATTATTAACGCCTCTGCATTAATATTTTTCATTAAGTCAACCACTGAATTAATTGCACTAGAAATTTTTTGATAAACATTTTTGCCAGAAAACTCTACCTTGCCACTTAAGACAAGTTTTTTATTTTCAAAGACTGCGTAAGCAATACTAGTTGTGCTAGCATCTACCGAGATTATTTTAATTGGTAAAATAAGAAACCTATTTAAATTCACCATTAGAGAAATCCTTTATTTCTTTAATAGCTTTTTTTACTTCAGTTGGATTTACCATACATTTCATGCACAACAAATCATCATTATAAACCGACAGTAAACTATTACAGTTTTTACAGCGTCTATTTTTGCCTATTCGCTTGTTGCGTCTATTTTGTGCATACTTTTCTGCCATCTTTTCTTTAGTGGCGGCTTCCCTACACCCTGCAGAACAGTATATTTGATATGAGATATTTGTCTCAAATTCTTGATCACACCAATTACAATGTTTTTGTTTCATCCAGAAGCTCCAAGGATTTAATCTTTATCAGTCCCTTGCCAGCTTCTGAACATGTTTTTTGTATAGGACATGTTTTACAAATTTTAGAATTAGAGCGATAATTTTTTTCCGGAAGCTGTTTATTCTCCCAGTTTTTTCTTACCATCTTCATCCAATCAAACGTCTGGTTTACCCACCTGATGTAGTAATCATTAATTTCAACTGGAATAACCAGCAAATCATGATTGTTTTTATTCTCATAAATCAAAACGGCTTTTGTTTTGTTTAGAATTCTCATATAAATAAGCAGCTGAATTAAATGTCCTAGTTTTGGCTTACCACTTGCTTTACGGTATTCAAATCCTTCTGAGGGCATTGTTTTAATTTCCCCCAGTAAATCTTCTCCCTCCCAGTCAAGAATAACGTCACCAAATCCAAAAATAGGTGGGTCGTCCCAAGTAATCTTAAATTCAGATTCTTTTAATATTTTGGCATCGGCCATCGCTTGTTGAATACGTTCGTGAGATTTTGTTCCAGATGTCATATTGGCACCGCCATAAGCATCTGCGTTATCTTCAAACGTTGCACCCTCAAATGCTAGATACCAATATCTAGGACATTCTCCATGAGAATATGCAATTGTACTTGGTGCAAATGAATTTTTTTTAGCAAACTTAGACTCACGCTTTGCTATGTAGCCATAATTAATTTTATCTATTAGTTTTTGAGTGTTTAAAAAAGATGGTTTAGTGTCATCAATCTTTTTAATCATTACTTGCTGTAAAAAATTTTTAGCCATAAGTAATTAGCGAATAATATATTTAAGGGCAGCAACTAGGTCATTGATTGACTCAGCAGCAGTATAATATATGTTCTTCTTCGCCCTATCTCCCTTTTCTACATTGGTTAGCCAGGTTGCACGAAAAGCCATCTTTGCTGCAATGGCCTGTAGCCTAACAATCTCAAGGGTGGCGACATTCATTGGAATATCTGGCTTAAGAATGATCTTAGCAATAAAAGTTAATGCCTGAGTTAGCTCTTCGTCATCCATGTAGTCAGCAATCTCTGCTAGACCATTTATCATATCTATAGTACTTTTTTCGTTTTTAGTTTCTTGTTGCATTGTACTATTATACCACGCCGTCTGTTTCCTGTATAATCTGCTTTTCTTTGCTAGTTACCTTGCCATTTGGAACCAGCCATGGAAGAAGAATGTTATATAAATCTACTAGAAGATTAACATCTTGAGTTTGATATTTTTTCATTTCCTTCCAAGCCTTTCTGTCACCTTCCATACAGCGTAGCCAAAGACTAAACCCAGAGTGCTTTACTTTAGCCCCAACATCTAGCTTTTGTGCAACATAATCTAACTTGTTAGATGGAAATAAAAAATTTGCCTTGGTTATGCTCATTAAATCTAGGTCCTTAACTGTTGATGGCGGCATCATGCCGTTTTCTAAAAACTCACGATTGATATGCTTGTGATCAAATGCTGCTGAGTTCCAACCGACCAAGACATCTGCTTCATCCATAAGTTTATGCAAATCTTCTAGCATAGTTTTTTTACCGTCATGATGAATTGACCTAAAGATTAGCTTCTTTTCGCCCAACCATCTTGCACCAAAGCAAAGCATCTCAGTGCTCTCAATAATTTGATCAATACCTATGTTTTGATCAAACAGTCCCCAGGTATAAACCTTCATGGGCGTGGTTTCAATATCTAAAAATAATGTTTTCATAATTAATTTTTAAGCAATTGCTCCAGTAAAGATAACTCTACTATTGCTAACCTTGTCTTTTTATTTCCTTCCCCCAGCACCACAATAATAGCTGGGTCATTTCCATTTTTAATTGCATCTGTAACTACCTTTGCCCAGTTGTCTTGATTGACAGTAAAGCCCTTTGAATACTCCTTAAAATCAATTGTAAAGTTTTCCCAAGAAGCATCACCCTTTTTAGTATTACGACCAGAGTTTTTGTGTCCCCTGGCCCCAAGTCTTTTTACTTCAGACCTCTCAGTCATAATTCTTTTTTTTCCTTCTAGTGTCCAAAGAAACTTTGCTAACATGTTTATCCGAACACATCCAAGTTAACAATTTATCATCTATGTAGTGTCTTAAACTAGTCACTTCTTTTCCGCAAATCTGACATTTAAATTGACCAGGATGAATATTATATTTAGACACCATGAACTCTTGAATATAAGGAGTCATATAGATTTTTATTTTCTCTTACTCTGCTTACAAATGCGTCACGACCCTGTAGCTTAGTGCCATCTTCTAACTGATACCAGGCACCAGTTCTAGTTACAAATCCAAGCATTTCTGCAGTATCTACAAGATCTCCGACGGTATCAATCCCAATTAAATTTCCACGATAATAAAAATCGTATTCGGCACTGTCTCCTGGTGCAGATGTTTTAGAGTTAAGAATTTCCCACCTAACTCTACGTCCAACTTTTTGCTCAATTATTTTATCACCGACTTTTACTTTTGCTTTAATTGCTTGAGAGTCCGAGGCGGATGAAAACAACTTGATAATTGTAGAGGACATAAATTGTGTAGCTTGTCCTCCCGTTGGTGCTGCCTGTGTATATGTTTGTTGAATATTGTTTCTTGATTGAGAGATTGCAATAATCAAAGCAGACTTTTCACGATTATTGGCATAGTTGAGCATTACCCACGCATGTTTTAAGTCTTTAGACTCTGCACCAATTTGCTTGGTTTGATCTAGTGACTTAAGCTCTTCTGAGTCTTTTTCAAAATATACCGCTGGAAGCAAAGAGCTAATGCTGTCAATTACAATCAAATCGATCCCTGCATTTAACAGGGCAACCCCAACATCCACCATTTCATTCATACTTTTAGCTGCAGAATAGATTAGCTTAGAAGTATCTACTCCAAGATTTTTTGCCCACTCTTCGTCATAAGATGTTTCAGAATCAATCCATGCACAAAGCTTGCCCTCTTGCTGAGCCATACCAATTGTCTGTAGACATAGAGATGATTTAGCACTAGACTTGCTGCCCCAAATTAAAACCTGTCTGCCATACGGAAAACCACCCCCCATTGCTCTATTTAATCCAGCACTGGGAGTAGGCTGAACCTCTATTCTAATTCCCTCTCCAGTTCCTATTCTATTTCTAATTTTTGGATCTAGCTGAGCTAGTGCTTCTTCAACTGTTGTCAATTATGTCCTCCATTATTACGGTTCCGTCTTTTGTTTTACCAAATTCAAATTTATATGCATGTCCTTCTTTAATTTTCATATATGCTTTTGGAAATAGGGTGGGAAACACCGTAACAGAATGTAGCTCTCTTGCCACATCTGCCAATGTTAGAGATGCCATTTTTTTACCAGCTTTGGTTATCCTTGGCCTAAAGGCAACTACATACATTTCGTCTTTTTTATACGGCAATTGTTTATAGTTTAAAAATTTAATTAAAGCAGAATCGGCTGATTTGATATCGTCAATGCCAATGGCACTAGCAATACGATTATCAGAAGCCAGAAAGATATAGGTTTTGCCTGGCTCAATAGATGTTTGCTCTTCATCAAAAATTCCTACGCTTCCCGTCTTATCTAGCACCTCTACCCTAGACCAACCTTTGCCACGCTTAATAGATTTTACCATTCCCATTAAAACAAATGACCCTTTTTCATCAAACTCTTCTATATCATTAATAAAAGCATAATAGTGAGAGGGAATATCAATATTAAATTCTGGTAGATTTAAATATTCATATAAATTTTCTCTAACTTCATTTTCATTGCGTGGATTGTCTGGGAATGTTGCTGCACCAACAAGCCTGAGTGCTTGGAGTGCACGGCTATTTACGCCATTACCCTTTCCAAATGTAAATGCCTCTAATTCCTGATAAGAAGCAAAAGGTCTTCGATTAATATATTTTTGAGCAATATTGTCCGATATGTATTTAATTGAACTTAGTCCAAAACGAATTCCCTTGCCTTCAATCTTAAAATCAATATCTGACTCATTAATATGTGGTAGCCGAATCGGAATACCCATACGTTTGGCCTCAATTAAATACTCTGTACGAGCATCTTTATCTTTTTCATTTTTAAGAACTGAATACATAAACTCAATTGGGTAATATTTTTTTAGCCATGCTGTCCAATATGAAAGAGTGGAATAAGCTACAGCATGAGATTTATTAAATGAATAACCAGCATGGGCTTCAAAGTCAGACCACAGGTCTCGTGCAATGTTGGGGGTAATGTATCTTGAAGCACCGTCAATAAACCTTTCTCTAAACTGATCAAACTCTTTTGCATTTTTTTT